CGGCTCACGACGCACCTCCGGGAGCAGGGAGAAGAGGCGAGAAGGGCTGAGGTGGCGCTCTCCGCGGAGCAGCCCGATCCCGCTCCCGCTCGCGCTCGAGCCTGTCAGGTCGGGTCATGGCACCCCTCGCCAGCGTGCGATCACCCCGTCCACCAGCCTCGCCACGTCTTCGCGCACCTGCGAATCCGTGCGGAGCTTGCTGGCCAGGATGACGCTGACGCCGACCGACAGCAGCAGCGTCGCCGCTGCGGTGAGGTCGCCGTGTGCCATGTCCCGCGCGATGGCGGCCACGAACATCTGTTGCTCCCTGCTGAAGCGGAAGGACTGCTCGGCCATCACGGCTCCTCCCCAAACAGGCCGCGCTGGCCGGACTGGGTCTCGCCTGCGAGCCGCTCCAGAAGGCGGTCCAGCTCGCGCTCCAGGCGCCGCGCCGTGTCCAGCTCCCAGCCCCGGAAGGAGCCGGCCCTCGACGCGGCAAAGTAGGCTCGCTGCGCCGTGCGCATCTCGGCCGCCTTCGCGGCGATCTGCTCCAGGAGGGTGGCGCTCACGCGGCCCTCCCGGGCACCTGGACTCGCCAGGGTGGGCGGACGGTGGGGCGCCCCGCGGCGGCTGCGACGGCGAGGACACGGCCGTCCGCAGCCACGACGAGGCGGCCGAATCGCTGTCCGATGGGGCAGGGGCGCTTGCGGCTCACGACGCACCTCCCAGGAGCGAAAGCTGTTCTCCCTGGCTTTCGGCTGCGCGGGCCAGGGCCGCGTTGCATTCGTCGAGGGCGCGTTGCAGGTGCGCCAGGTGGGGCGGCATCGTGCCGAACGCGCGGCGGTAGAGGTTCGTCCAGTGGTCAGCGATGATGGCCGTGTCGAGGTGGTACTTGACCATGCGCTCATCCCACGCCAGCCCTTCCGCGAGGATGGCCGGATGATGTGCACGGAGCGCCTCCCTGACGCTGGCGATCTGGGCTCGCATCTGCTCATCGGCAGACTGCATCCGGTCCCGGAAGTCCTCGGCCATCTCGGCGTGCGTCCCCCGCGGCGCTGGGGCTTGGACGAGGCCGGCGTGGGCGAGGAGCGGGGCCTTGGCCTCGGCGCGTTTCTGGGCGGCGCGGGCGCGTTGCTCCGGTGTCCAGCGGCTCACGGCTTCACCGCCTGGTAGATGCCGGGGCCGGTGCGGCGCAAATAGCCCGCGTTGCGCATCGTGGTCAGCACGGAGGACGTGTCCGGCACCGGCCGATCAAAGGCGGCCGCGACCTCCTTGACCCTGGCGGCGGCTTTTGGCTGCTGGCGGATCCAGGCGAGGATCTCCGCGCGCATCGTCCCGGGGCGGGGCTTGCCGTCCTTGGTGCGCGGGCCCCGCTTCGCCTGCGGGGCCGGCGGAGGCGGAGGAGCAGAAGGCGGGGCGGGCGCCAACTCGGGGGCCGGGGCTGGGGCCCCGGCAGGTGCGGAGAGGAGCCCGTCGACCGCCGCGAGGGCGGCTTCCTCCAGGAGCCGCGCGGCGTGGGCCATCTCCCGGGCCTGAGCAAGCTGCTGGCGCGCGGTGGCCAGCGACGCCCAGCGCTCCTCGGGCAGGGAGAGGAGGTAGTGGGCGATGGCGCCCTGGTCGAGGGTGGGTGCGGCTGCAGCGGCGCGGGCCTCGTCGAGTAGGGCGGCGACGCGGCCGAGCAGGTCGCGCTGGTGCGTCTCCGGGTGGACTCCGAGTGCGCTGGCCAGCTCGCCGTTGAACGCCTGCGCAAAGCGCAGTTCCAGGCGCAGGCGATTGGCATTCTGGGTCGCCGTCTCCAGCTCGGAGCGGAAGGCGTCGCGCTCCTGGCGCAGCGTCATCGCCTCGCGGGCCATGTCGGCGGTGCGCTGGAGAGCGTCCTCGAGCCCAGCCCCCAGCTCAGCGCGGGCTTTCCTCGACTCCTCCAGCTCACGGAGCCACCCTGCGAGGCGCCGGTGATCGGCCGCGCACCCGCCCTCGCCTGCCCCCTTTTCCTCGGCGTGAGCGATGGCGTCGCTCAAGGTCAAGAACTCGCCGCCAGCGACGGCGGCGGGCTCCTCCCCGGGGGTGGGCTCGGGCTCGGAAGCGGCCTCCTCGCGGACAAGGCGCCAGACCCGGCGCCCCCCGGAGCGCTCCTCGACGGAGGCGACGCCTTCGGCGACCAGCTCGTCCGCCAGCGCCTCGGCGGTGGAGGCATCAACGGGAGGGCGCTGCTGGGCGCCCCATACCTTGAGCGATCCTTCGCCGACTGCCGTGCGCGAGCCGAAGAAGGCGATCAGCGCGCTCTTGAGGGAGGGCTTTTTCACGACGCCACCTCCAGGGATCGCGCGCCGTATTCGGCGTCGGTGAGGTACGCCTCGCTGCGGCTGTAGACGGTGCCGTGGGTGCGGAGCCAGGCGACTTGGCTTCGGACCGCGCGGGCCACGGCGAGCCTGCCGCGGATCTGCCCGAGCTGGGCGCGGGCAACGAGCTGGACGAGGGCGCGGGCGGCGTCGATGGTTTCGGTAGCGGACAGGACGGGGCGCAAGGTCATCACAATGGCCTCCAGGGGCAGGGGGACGGAGAAGGAGCGGGTGGCTTCTCGCAGCGCGGACGCGGCGAGGCGCGGGAGGAGGAGGGCACAGGCAGGGGTGAGCGCCGGGATCACGGCAGGCTCCTGAGCTTGCGGAGGGCGGCGGTGAGGCGCCGCTGGCGGACGTTGCGCGGTGGGACGACCGGGGCGCCGATGGCTTCCAGCGCGTCGGCAAGGTCGGCTTCCTCGTCGGCGTGCTCCGGGGGCACCAGCCCCGGGTCGCAGGGCACGGGGCGCCCGAGGGCGCGGTAGTACGCGGCCAGGTCTTCGACGCTGGTAGCCATCCCGTGGGATGCGAGTGCGCGAGCGAGGCTCATGGCGCCACCTCGCGGACGACGGGGGCGCATCGTCGCCAGTGCGCGGCGACCACGGCCGGGCGCACGATGGCGCCGGTGCCGCGGTGCAGCGTGCACCACCGATGGTGCACGAGCCAGGCCGGGTCATACACCCGGCAGATTGGACAGACGTTGGCGATGGCGCGGTCCATCAGTGCGCTCCGGGGAGGTCGAGCGATTCGAGATACGCCTCGCAGTCGGGGCACCAGCGCCCGCCGAGGCTGGGCGCGTCGCACCGCTCGCAGGGGCGCGAAAAACCGTCGGGGAACACGCGGACGCCAGAGCGGTCGTCGTCGTTGAGCCAGTCGGCTTCTGCGTCGAGAGTCGCCGCGTCGAGGTACTCAGGGTGGCTGGGGATGTGAGGCACGTTTCCTCCTTGGCCGTCGTTGGCCTGGCGCCGCCCCTCCGCGCAGGAGAGGCAGGGCGAGGCCCCCGAAGGGGCGGGAGGTCAGCCGGCGCGACGCAGGCTGGGCAAGTGCGCGTCACGAAGGGCGCGAGCGCGACGCCGGAGCTCTACGCAGGTGTCGTGCAAGAGGGCCGTGTCCTGCACGGCAGCCTGCGACCAGTCGGCAGCGTGCCACTCCTCGCAGCCGTGCTCCAGCCGGAGGTCGGAGACGATGCGCTCGGCTGCGTCGAGGAGGGCCCACGGCGTCTCGCCGCGAACGAGCGCGGCGTCCACCGCAGCGAGGAGGGTGGAGCACGCGAGCCACGGAGAGGCGTCTGCCAGGAGGCGCGCGGCGTCGTCTGCCGCAGCCAGATCGGCGCCGGACAGGGAGAGGAGAGCGGGTAGCTTGGTAGGCATGACGTGTACCTTAGACAAGCCCCGCTTGTCTGTCAAGAGCCACTTGCTACCTTTCTTGTCACCCCTTATAGTGGGTGCATGACCGAAGGATGTGTGCAGCTTGCGCGCGCCCTGGCCCCCTGGGGGGCCAAGCCGGCGCTTGCCCGGCTGCTGGGCGTATCGAGGCAGGCGGTGGGGGCGTGGTGCAAGGGCGCGTACCGCCCGGCGCCTCGCCACGCGCTACGGCTGGAGGAGCTCTACCAGATCGACGCCGGGGCGTGGCTGCGCCCCGTGCGCAAGGAGGCAGCGTGACCGACCCCATTGACCAGCGCACCGCTGCCGCGGTGGCGGCCGTGGCGCCCCTCTCAGGCACCGACGGCACCACCCTGCGGGGGGCGCTCCAGATCCTCGCCTTGGAGGGCGCCCGCGAGCACGAGGACGCCGCCGCCTGCGCGACCGCCGCCGCCACCATCGACCGGCTGCTCCGCCGTCGAGGCGTGGCCCCGGGCCCCGGAGGGCTCCGGTGAGCGCGCGGATCTACGCCTTCCCCGACCGCCAGAGGATCACCGCCGAGGAGGCGGTGGCGCACTGGCAGGAGCGTGCCGCGGGGGCCCGCAAGGCCGCCGTCTACATCCGCCAGCAGCTCGACGCGGCCCTCGCCGAGGTCGCTCGCTGCGAGGCCCTGGCCCGCCTGGCCGCAGAAAAGATTCCCCCCTGCCCGGCGTCCGCTACAACGGACTCCGAGCGATCCAGCCTACCACGAAAGGATCCCCACCTGTGAGAACCACTAGCAAACAGCTCGCCCTCTGGCAAGAGGGGAGCGAGTCCGTCAAGGTCACCGTTCAGGGCGGTGCCCTTTTGATCTCCCATCGGATCACCGACGAAAGCCGCGTGCGCGTGCTCACCCTGCCGCTTCACCGTGGACTGCTGATCGCCATCCGCGAGGGCATCGACTCCGTGCTGAGGGGAGGTGGCCTGTGAATCAAAATCGCTTCGAGCAAGGGCGAGTTTTTGAGCAGCGCGTCGGCGCGGTCTGGCGGCGTCGTGGTTTCTTTACCTTTGACGCCTCCGCCTACGGCACCTCCGGGAGCTTCATGGGCGAGGGCGGCGCCTCGATCTTCTTGCCGGACTTCCTGGTCTGCCATCCCGTCGAGCGTTCTTGCTACTGGCTGGAGGTCAAAAGCCAGTCCGGGACGTTCATGCGCTGCGGAGAGCCGACGCTTGGCGTGAAGCGCGCCGCTTTCCATGGGTATCAGCGAGTGCAAGAGATCACCGGGATCCAGGTGCAGATGGCCATTTGCGACGCAGGGGATGACGTGTTTTATTGCGGTTCGGTCGATCAGTGGGCGCAGCGCGCCATCGCCACGCAGCGCAAGGACTGGATCGACTTCTCCCTCCGTGGTGTCTGGTGCATGCGCCTGCCGGAGGCACCGTGACCGCCGTGTCCTTGTCGCCTGTCGCCCGCGTGACCCTGTGGGAGAGCCTCACGAACCCCAAGGGCACGCGCCTTGTTGCCGACTGGAATGGCCTGCTTGACCTGCCCGAGTGGTGCGCGCCACCGGAGCTGCTCGACAAGCACACGGGGCGCGGGTGGAGCCCGGCAACGTTTGCGGGAGACCGGCGCGCAAAGGCTGGCGTTGAGGTCATCTGCGCGCTTGTGCTCGACTACGAGGCTCACGACGACCAGGCGGCGGCTACCCTCGAGGACGCCCTGGCGCTCTGGGGTCGCTGGTACGGGTGGATTCACACGAGCTATTCGCACACCCCGGAGAACCCACGCTTTCGCGTGGTGGTCCCTCTCAGCCGCGGCGCCTCCCCGGAGGAATGGCCGTCCGTCTGGCGGTGGGCGGCCACCCGCTGCGTCGAGGTCGGGCACGCGATTGACGAGGCGTGTCGGGACGCAAGCCGGCTGTGGTTTCTGCCGGCGGTGCGGCCGGGGTGCGCCGCGGAATACCGGCTCGTGCCGCTCGGCGGTGCGGAGGGGTGGCTCGACGTAGATGCCGTGCTCGCGGAGCAGCGGGCGGCCGACGCGCCCCCGGCGCCTCCGCGGCGCGAGCGTGCGGCCTCGCCCACTGAAGACGGTGCGGCGCGCTACGTCCGCAAGGCCCTCGATGGGGCGCTAGATGACCTGCGTCGGGCGCCGAAGGGCACGCGGCACAACGTCATCCGAGCCAAGGCGTATCACCTCGGCGGACTGCTCCACACCGGCGCCCTCTCGGCTGATCAGATCGAGCGGGAGTTGGTGGGTGAGGCCCAGCGGTGCGGCTGGGACAACATCGACAAAACCCGCCAGACGGTGCGCTACCAGATCACCGCGGGAGCGCGGATGCCTCGCGCTCTGCCGGAGCTGCGGCACCCTCCGCGCGAGCCGTCGTCGGCACGGCCCAGTGGCGCGGCCCCGTCGGAGGGGGCGGGGCAGGACGGTGTCGGCGAGGGCGGTGGCGAGGAGGATTGGCACAGCCTGCTGATCTCTCGCCGTGGCGAGATCACCAGCGACCTCGCCAACGTCGCCACGATCCTGGAGCACGAGTTCCACTGGCGCGGGCGCATCCGGCTCAACGAGGCGCGTCAGCAGATCGAGGTGATGGCCGAGGTGGAGTGGCGCGCGTGGCAGGACACCGACGACACGGACGGGGCAATTTGGCTGCAAAGGCACTGGAAGCTCCGCGTGCGCCCGGACGCTGTATGCCAGGCCGTGGCGTTGCTTGCCCAGCGCCACCGTTGCAACCCGCTAGCGGTGTGGCTCCGCTCTCTGCACTGGGACGGCGTGCCCCGGCTGGATCGGTGGCTCTCCACTTACGCGGGCGCCGATGACAGCGCATACACCCGTGCGGTGGGCGCGTGCTGGCTACGCTCTGCCGTGGCCAGGGCACTCCAGCCCGGCATCAAGGCAGATGCGATGCTCGTCCTGGAGGGGCTCCAGGAAGCGGGCAAGAGCAGCCTCTTTCGGGTGATCGGCGGCGAGTATTTCACCGACGACGTACACGACCTCAGTTCAAAGGACGCGGTCATGGCCATCGCTCGCGCCTGGATCGTCGAGCTACCGGAACTGTCGTCGCTCGGTCGCGCCGAGGTCGAGCTGGTCAAGGCGTTCCTGTCCCGGCAGGTGGACCGGATTCGCCCTCCTTATGGCCGAGCCATCGTGGAGCTACTGCGCCGGTGTGTCTTTGGCGGGACAACCAACCGGGCGGACTACCTCAAGGACGACACGGGCAACCGCCGTTTCTGGCCGGTGGCGGTGGGGCGCGTCGACCTGGACGCCTTGCGCGTCGACCGGGAGCAGCTCCTGGCCGAAGCCGTGGCGAGCTGGGATGCCGGCGGCTTGCTCTACCTCCCGACCGACGTCCGCGACGCGCACGCCGAGGTGGTGGAGGGGCGCCGGCAGGAGGATCCGTGGGAGAGCGAGGTGGCCGGGTACCTCGTCAACAAATCTTCCGTGACCAGCGCAGACGTGCTAGGCATGGCTCTGAAGATCCCCACCGACCGATGGACCCGAGGTGATCAGATGCGAGTGGGCCAGGTGCTCTCTCGCCTTGGGTGGCAGAAGCGGCGCGTGCGGGTCGGAAGTAACCTAGAGTGGCGCTACCTGAAGAAGACCGACGATGTTCCTACCTGAAGGTTGGAACAGATCGAGGTTGGAACAAGGTAGGAACAGCCTATTTTTTGGCTGTTGTGCCAACGTTCCGGCCATGATCCTGCCAAACACTTCTACATCTCTTATAAACCTACTCTTTTCTAAGGTAGGAACAGTAGGAACAGTAGGAACAATAGTGAAAAACAAGTGTGTTCCGACCATGTTCCAACCTCTGCCAGGGAGAGCCATGGTTGGAACACCTTGCCCGGCGCCCTCCCGCTGGTGCCTCGTCACCTGCCCCGCGGACCGGCGCCCCCGCAGCCTCTTCGCCTTGTGGCTGCGGCACTACCAAAACGAGGGCCGCCCGCCCGCGGAGGCCGCTGACCTCGCCCGGCGCACCTGTCGCGCCCACTACAGGGCAAGAGGCTCTTGACAGGCAATCGCTTCTTGCTATGCGTAGGCCATGCCTCCCGTCGACGTTTACAACGTCCGCCCCGGTTACTGGAGCGAGCTCGCCGAGGTCGACACGGCCGACGCCCGCCAGGCCGGGGCCAGCCCCTACCACAGCGGCACAGCGATTCGCCAAGGGCGCACCCTCAAGGCCGCCCTCGACGCCGCGCGGGCGGAACTGGTCGACCTCCTCGCGCAGATCGAGGCCGACCAGCGAGAACTGGCCCGCCTCCGCGCCCTGGAGGGGCTGTGAACGACGACCTCGCCGCCCGGCTCCACGACGCGACGCTGTGGGTGCTCTCCTTCGCCGCGGGGGTCGGGCTCATCCAGGGCGGCTGGGCGATTGCCGGCGGCAAGTACCGGGTGAAGCTTGTGTCATCCGGCACTGCCGCCACTGCCGGCGCCAACTTCTGCCTGGACCTCTCTCCGCTCGAGGTCGGCGACCTAATGGCGCTGCTCGCGCGCGGGCACGGCGACCTGCACGAGGCCAAGTGGGGCAACGACCTCCTCGGCGCCATGGAAGATCTGGCCGAGCTGATCCCCTGGTGGGAGGTGAAACCGTGAACGATTGCCCCCGTTGCGCCGCCATTGAGGCAGAACTGGCCCGCCTGCGCCCCCCGGCGTGGCGCCCGGTGGCAGAGGTCGTCGTCGAGGTCGCCACGGTCAGCGAGGCCAATGCGCGCGACCACCACCACACCCGCGCCGCCCGGGTCCGGCGCCAGCGCGAGGCCGTCACCTCGAAGCTGGAGTCGCTGCACCCCGAGGACCGCTACCACCTGGCCGCTCGCCGGGTGCGCTGCACCCTCACCCGGCTGGGCGCCAAGAGCCTCGATGACGACAACCTCACCGGCGCCCTCAAGGGCGTCCGCGACGCAGTGGCCGCGTGGCTCGGCTGCGACGATGGCCCCTCGGGGCCGGTGGTCTGGGCCTACGGCCAGGAGGCCCACAAGCGGTGGGCGCTGAGGCCCGGCGTCCGCATCACCCTGGAGGCCGCATGAAGAAGCGCACCTTCAACAAGCTCGTGAGCCTCATGGCCGAGACAGCCAGGGCCATCGCGGTGTCATCTATGGGCCACCTGTCCCACTGGGAAGTAATCATCTTTCCCAGTCGGCTCTGGCCATCCAGCCCCAGGGCTGCGGCCAGGCGCGAGCGTCTGGAAAAGGTCTACCGGCGGGCGACGAGACGCTTCGACCACCTCGAAGGGAAGTCATGAGCTTGTCTCTCGGGGGTCCGCCCATGGTCACCGACCCAGGAGAAACGGGTCAAGCGATCGTCCAACACAAGGGCGGGAAGGCCGGGTCGCCGACCCCTTCGGAGCGCCGCGCCATCTACCTGGCCGAGCTGCGCAAGGGCGGACCTCCGAAGGGATGGATGGCCAAGCAGGCCCGAGCGTGGGGCCTGCCCAAGCAACAGATCACGATTGAGATGGCCGCCTCGCGCGAGGAATTTGACGCCGACCACACCCCCGACGTGGCGCACCGCCAGGCGAAGGAGCAGGTGCGCCAGGCCATCGAAGCAACCGACGCGGCCGAGCGGGAGGCCCGCGAGATCGACGACCCTGCCAAGCGCACGGACGCCCTACTCAAGATCGCCAGGGCGCGCACGCAGAACGCCGCCGCCCTGGCCGCCCTCTACCGCAAGGGGGGCGGGCTGGCGCAGGAGCTGGCCGGCGCCGTGAGCGCAGGGCTGTCCGACGCACTTCTGACCGGAGGAAAGAGATGACCGTTTTTGCCCCACCGCCCGAAGCCCAAGTCCATCACTACAAGCAATGGCGCGTTGCCCTGTGGCCGGACAACCTGGACGAACACACCCACCTCAGTTTTGCCTTCTACCTCTCCGACGAGGCGACGCAGACGTTTGTCCGCGCCGACGGCTCCAGCCTCGGCCCCCAGCACCTGCTCGGCTACCTCACGCCAGACGGCGAAGTGGTGCTGATCACGGTGTCGTTCAGCAACGGCATCCGCACCCACCTCGCCCTGCTCGAAGAGCTGGTCAAAGCCCTGCGCAGTGCCCTGCCCGGGCTAAAGTGGAGAGAGCCATGACCGGCGCCCGACAGGTCACCATCGCCACACCACCCGGCCCCTACAGCGAGCACGCCGTGGCCGCTGTGGTCGCCGACCGCGACGCCCGGATCCGCGAGCTGGAGGCGGAGGTAACCACCCTCAGCCGGCGCTTCCTCGCGGCGCGCGACCTGGAGGGGGACATGCGCCGCGAGATCATCGACGCTTACGAGCAAGGCAGGATCACCACCCTCGATGTCCTGCGCCTGCCTCACACCCAGCTGGAGGCCGAGCTGGCGAAGCAGCGCGAGACGGCCTACGCCCTCGGGCAGCGCGACGCGTGGATGGCCGTGGCGCGCGCCGTCGGCCTGGAGGTCTCGGACTGCCTCAGCGAAGGGGAGATCCGCGCGGAACTCGCCCGGCTGCGGGGAGCGACCGCGCGATGATCGCCGTCATCATCGGCGCCGCCCTCGTCACCACCGGCGACTCGTGGCTGGTGCTGCTGGGCGCCACGCTGCTGGCCGTGGGTTTCGCGGCATGGTGGGAGGACTCGCATGACGCTGACTGATCTGCGCAAGACCCCGTTTCCCTGGTTCGGAGGGAAGGCGGACACGGCCCCCGCGGTGTGGGAGGCGCTTGGCGACGTGGACCACTACGCCGAGCCGTTTGCCGGGAGCCTCGCCGTGCTACTCCGGCGCCCCCACCCGTGCAACCGGACCTACTACTCCGAGACCGTCAACGACCTCGACGGGCTGCTCTGCAACGCCTGGCGCGCCATCGCGGCCGACCCGGACGGCGTGGCCGAAGCAGTGTCCTGGCCGGTGTGCGAGGCGGACCTGCACGCGCGGCACCTGGCGCTCTTGCGCTGGCGCGAGGAACGGCAGCTCGAGCACCTGATGGGCGACCCGGACTTCTACGACGTCCGCATGGCCGGGTGGTGGCTCTATGGCCAGTGCGCGTGGATCGGTGGCGGCTGGTGCTCCGGCGACGGTCCGTGGGTTGTGGGCGCGGACGGGCGAATCGAGAAGCGCAAGGGGAGCCGCGGTGTCGGTCGGCAACTGCCTCACCTCAGCNNGGGCGTGCACCACGCCAACGTGCGCGAGCCTGGCGTGTCCGTCGAGGAGGAGTACCACCCGATGACCATGCCGGAGTTGCGCCGCTGGATGCGCTTCCTCTCGGCGCGGCTGAGGCATGTGCGCATCCTCAACGGGGACTGGCAGCGCCTCGCCACAAGCGGCGCGCTGCAATCCCTGCCGGTGCGCCAGGGCGGCCACGCGGGCGTGTTCCTCGATCCTCCCTACTCGCACGACGTCCGCGCCGGCAACCTCTACGCCCACGAGTCCGCGACCGTGGCGGACGAGGTGCGCGCGTGGTGCCTGGAGAACGGCGGCAACCCGCGCTATCGGATCGTCCTCGCCGGCTACGTTGCCGAGCACGGGGCGCTGGAGGCAGCGGGCTGGCGGTCCGTGGAGTGGTACCGCGGCGGCTTCCTGAAAGGCGGCTACGCCAACCAGGGCGAGGAGGGGACAAAGCAGGAGCAGGAGCGCCTGTGGCTTTCGCCTCACTGCCTCGGGGCGGCGAAAGCTACGCCGCAGATCGGGCTTTTCGATGGCGGCTAAGAAGCGCCCTGCCGTGCCCACTGGCCCGCTCACGCTGGAGGCGCTGCTGACGTCGCCGCTCGGCTTCCGGCTGGAGGATGCAACGCCAGTGCAGCGCGCCCTGTGCCGGGCCATCGATGGCCGCCCCCTCGGCGAGCTGGCCGACGACCCGAACGTGATCCGCGCCTTCGGGGGGCCGGAGGCCGTGGCTGCGCTGCCGCTGGAGAGGCCCCTGGAGTTCTACCTGGTGGCCGGGATCCGCGGCGCAAAAAGCATGATCGCGGCCGCCGCTGCCGTGCTCGCCACGCAGACGGTCGACGTGTCGCGGCTGAGCGCCGGTGACCTGGTGCGCGTGTCCGTGGTGTCGCTGTCGATCGATACGGCGAAGGCGGTCTATACCCATGTGATCAACAACGTCCTCGCCTCGCCGGTCCTGCGGGCGCTCCTGGTCGACGAGCCCACCGCCGACGCCATCGTGTTGCGCCACCCTTCGGGGCGCCCCATCGAGATCAAGATCGTCGCGGGCAGCAAGGCGGGCGGCACGCTGGTCGCTCGCTGGAACGCGGCGGCCATCTTCGACGAGGCACCGCGTATGAGCGGGGACGAGGCCGTGGTGAACTTCAGCGACGCACGCTCAGCCGTGCTCGGTCGCCTCCTGCCCGGCGGTCAACTCCTCGCCCTCGGCTCGCCGTGGGAGGCGCGCGGCCCCGTGTACGAGATCGTGCAAGAGGGCCACGGTCGGCCGACGCGTGCCCGCGTGGTGGCCCGTGCCCCGGCGCCGGTGCTCAACCCGGTATGGTGGACGGCCGACCGCGTAGCAAGCTTCCGCGCGACCGATCCGGAGCTAGCCCGCACGGACATCGATGCGGAGTTCGGCCTCACCGCCGGGGCCTCGTTCTTCGTCGACTCCGACTTCGAGGCGTTCTTCTCAGACCTTGCCGCCGTCGACGTGGAAGGCGGCGACAAGGTGGCCAGCGCCGTTGACCTCGGCTTCGTGCGCAACTCAGCCACGCTGGCGATCCTGTCCGAGCGCGGCGGTGTGGCCCACGTAGCGTACCTCGAGGAGCAGCGCCCCGAGCCCACCCGCGCCCTCGTGCCCTCGGAGGTGTGCGGATCGTTCGCCGCGCAGCTCCAGGCCCGCTCCTGCGGATCCGCGGTGGCCGATGGGCACTATCGCGAAACCCTCCGCGAGCACACCGACCCCATCGGCGTCAGCTTGTACGACTCGTGTGGCCCAGGTGAGCGCTTCCTTGCACTCCGCGCGGCGATCCGTGCGGGGCAGGTGCGCTGCCATCCGGCGCTTCCGCAGGCCCAGCGACTCCGGGAGCAGATGGCCCTGGTTCGCCCGAAGCTGGCGCCGGGGGGCACCCTGTCCGTCGTGCTGCCCGAGTCGTCCGACGGCTCGCACTGCGACCTGGCGGACGTGCTTGCGCGCGCCGTGTGGGGGTGGCAGCGGTACGGAGGCACGCCCCTGCCCGGAGTCGACCATGAGTGGGCCCCAGGCGAGCGGGAACTATTGCAGCGAATCGAACGCCGAGAGGCGGAAGAATGGTGGGAACAGTGAAGCTAGTAAAGCTAGACGATCTTGAACGGCTGGTCAGCACCCTCCGGCGCCTCGGCGTCCTGGAGTACCGCGACTCGGAGGTGAGCGTCATCCTTGGCGCACCTCCGCTGGAGCCCGCGCCGCTGGGCGTGGAGCCTGACGACGCGAAGGAAGAGGAGGGATCATGGTGATCACGGACCGACGCTGGTACCTGGCCAGCAAGGGTGACGTGCATGGAGCGCTCAAGGAGGCCGTCGAGGTCACCCTCGGGTGCGAACGTCCGCGGTTGTCGGAGGCCGCGCGCCTCCTCACGCTCTTCCGCGAGAAGCGCGGAACGTTCGGGTCAATGGGCCTCAACTTGCCGCTGACCGTCTCGCGCCTCGCGCGCAATCAGCTACGCTCCCTCGTCAAAACCGCACAGAGCCGCATCCTGGCGATCAAGCCGGTGCCCTTCTTCTGCTCGGAGGGCGGTGACCTCGACCTCCGCACGCGGCTGGAGATGCTCAACGAGGCGACCGCCGGCCTGTTCGTGGCCACCCGCTTCGATGACGACTTCGCACCGCTGATGGTGCTCCACGGCGCCCTCCTCGGCACCGGGCACGTCAAAGTGTACGCCCACCAGGGTAAGGTCGCGGTCGAACGTGTGTACCCATGGGAAGTGTTCGTCGACCAGCTCGACGGGCTCTACGGCCAGCCACGCACGCTCTACCAGGTGCGCTGGCTGGACCGCCCGGTGCTGCGCGAGATGTTCGACACACCGAAGGCGCGCGAGGCCATCCGCCTCGCACCAACCGACCGCGCCGAGTGGGCGGGTTGGGTGCAAGGGCTCGGCGAGCCGGTGCGCGTGATCGAGGCGTGGCACCTCGCGGACAGCGAGGGCAAGGGAGGGCGCCATGTGATTGCCCTCGACAACGCCACGCTGCGCGACGAGGAGTATGTGTACGACGAGTTCCCGGTGGTGACCTACCGCTGGAGCGACGCGGAGGATGGGTTCTGGCCCGACGGCCTCGGACACGAGCTGTACGGCAAACAGTTGGAGATCAACCGGATCTCCGACGCCATTGCGGAGACGGTGCGCCGGTGCGCGTGGCCTCGGGTGTTCGTCGAGCATCGTTCCGAGGTGAGCGCCGCGCAGCTTGACAACACCATCGGGAGCATCGTCCGCTACCGGGGCGTGATGCCTCAGACGGTGGCAGCGCAGGGCCTCACGGCAGAGGCACGGCAGCACCTGGCGGACCTGGTGCAAAGCTGCAACGACGACACGGGCATTTCTGCCTACGCCTCCTCCTCGACGAAACCCGCGGGGCTCCAGAGCGGCCGAGCGCTGCGCATCTACGCCGACCAGCAGGACGGACGGCTGCGCGATCCGGGCGAGAAGTGGACGGCGGCGCGCGTCGCGGTCGGTCGTGCGATGGTGCGCGCCATGCGCGAGGTCGCCGCCGAGAATCCCCGCGCCGAGGTGCTGTTCACCGACCCCAAGGGCAAGGCCATCCGGCGCATCGTGTGGGCTGACGTGGACGTGCCCGACGAGCGCCTCGATATGATCTGCCAGCCGGTCAGTAGCCTGCCGCAGACCCCGGCGGCCAAGGCGGCGCTGCTGGACGAGCTGTACAACGGCGGCGCCATCACGCTGGAAGAGTACCGCGACGGCCTCGACCTGCCGGACGTGAAGGCGTTGACCGACCCGGCGAAGGCGCCGAGCCGGGCCATCGAGAAGAGCCTGGACGTGATCTGCAAGGAGAAGCGGTACGTCTCGCCGGAGCCGTTCTTCCCACTGGAGATGGCCCGCACCCTCGGGGCCCAGCGCTACTGCCAGGCGTACGTCGACGAGGCGGACGACCTGGTGCTGGAACTCCTGCGCCGGTGGGTGCAGGACTGCTCCGACCTGATCGCGTCGATGGCCGCACCGCAAGAGGCGCCTCCTCCCGAGATGGCGCCACCGGAGATGCCCGTCGAAGGCGCCGCCGCCCCCGCAGAGATGCCCGTCTGAAAGGATCCGCATGACCGAAGCGCAAGAGACCACGACCGAAGCCACGCCCACGCCACCGCCCGCGGAGGCCACACCGCCGGAGCCCACGGAGCCCAAGGGCAAGGCACCCCTGCCCGAGCGCATCGCCAAGGCCGAGGCCGCGGTGCAGCGGCGCAAGGAGCAGGCTGCCCGCGAGCGGGCGGCACGCGAGGAGATCGAGGCGAAGTACCGCTCGACCGCCTCGGAGTACGAGAAGACGCGCGCCGAGGTGGAGCGAATCCGCTCCCTCAAGGAGCGCGCGGGTGATGGTGACGACGAGGCGATTGCGGAGTTGCTCGGCTTCGACTTCGACCACCTGACGCGGCTGAAGCTCCAGCCGGAGGAGGCGAAGGCGGCGCGGCAGGCGAAGAAGGGGTTGACCGAGACCGAGAAGAAGATCCAAGACCTCGAGGCCAAGCTCAAGGCGCGCGAGGAGCAGGAGGCCGCGGCAGCGGTGGAGATGGAGCGCCGGTACTTCCTCCAGGCGGCAGAGCAGCTCGCGCCCGAGATGCCCGACCTGGAGGCGCTGGACCGCAACGACCTCCTCGCCCTCGGCGAGTCGCTGGCACCGGCATTCTTCAAGGAGCACGGCAGGCCGCCAACGTTCCCCGAGCTGGCCCGGGCGGTAGCAGAGCACGTCCGCCCGTACCACGAGCGGATCGTGGCGGCCTACAGCAAGCGCAAGCCCGCCCCCCCACCGGCGCCCGCGAAGAAGGCTGCGAGCCCCGGACCGTCGACGGTGCCCGCCAGCGCGGCCAGCACCAGCGCCGCGGAGCAGAAGAGCCTGTCAGAAGAGGAGCGCCGGGAGGCTGCGATCCGCAAGGCGAAGGAGTTGCTAGGAGGCTCTTGACGGATCGGCGCTGTTGTGGGAAGGATGGCTCGTGCTGCCGGTCTGCCGCTCTCGTCCGTGGGCGGCAGGCCGGTAGACGACCTTTCCTCGGTGATTCTCCGGTCCGGCTCGGCCCCGCAGGCTTCCCTCCTGCGGGGCTTCTCCTTTTTCTTGACCGATGACCGGGGACGTGTATCGTTTCGTTACTCGCGGCGAGTAGCCGATACCCGGGGGCGGCCCCCGGCGGGCACCGGTCCCGATCTCCTGCCGTGCGCCTCCATGCGCGTCGACCTCCCTCCCGGGGCCTCGCGCGTGACGCACCCCGGCCACGACAGGACCGCTCCATGGCTGCAAGCGCCGTATCCAACGTTTCCGAAATCCTTAAGACGATCTACACCCCGGGCGACCAGAAGACGCTCTACGAGAACGCCCCGCTGATGGGCCTCGTGAAGAAGGACACCGGGTTCAAGGGCAAGGACCGCGCGGTCACCCTGCGCTACTCGCCGGAGCCCGGTGGCTCTGCGACCTTCGCCTCCGCGCAGGCGAACAAGAACCCGAGCAAATACAAGCAGTTCATCGTCACCCGGCGCACCGACTACGTGCTGTCCTCGCTAACCACGGAACTTTACCGCGCTGCCAAGGGTGGTGGCGAGGCGGCCATCGTCGACGCTCTCCAGTCGATCTTGTTCGGCATGAAGAACACGGCGAAGCGCAGCCTGGTGACCTCGCTCTACCGCAACGGAGGCGGCTCGCGGGCGCAGGTCCAGAGCGGCATGGCGACGAACACGATCACGCTCACCAACCCCGACGACATCGTCAACTTTGAGGTCGGGATGAAGTTGGACGGGAGCGCCAACGACGGCCTCACCGGCGCCGTCACCACCGGCGGCGCGGCCAGCGAAATCGTTGCCATCGACCGCGACCTCGGCACCCTCACCAACACCGGCGCCAACTGGAACGCGGCCACCGGCATCAGCGGCCTGCTCGCCAACTGGCACCTGTTCCGCCAGGGCGATTTTGGCCTCACGCTGATCGGCCTCGACGGCTGGATCCCCAGCTCCGTCAGCGCGACCCTGTTCTACGGCGTCGACCGCACCGCAGACAGCGAGCGCCTGGCCGGCTGCCGCCTCTCCACCGCCGGTGCCACCGTCGAGGAGACGATCCTGAACCTGCTGAAGCGGGTCTATCGCGCGGGCGGTTCTCCCGACCACGTCTTCCTGCACCCCGAGAAGTTCAACAAGCTGGTGAAGGAGCTCGGCTCGAAGCGGACCTACACCGACGCGCGTTCCTCCGATGCGAGCGTGGGCTACCGCGGCCTCGTGATCGAGGGCCAGGGCGGGCAGGCGAAGGTGTTCAGCGATCCCAACTGCCAGGTAAGCACCATCTGGGCGCTCACCCTCGACACCTGGAAGCTGGCCACCCTCGGCGAGCCCATGAGCCTGCTCGATGAAGATGGGAATATGATGCTGCGCGAGAGCACCGCGGACGCCCTCGAGCTGCGCATGGCCACCTACGGCGCGCTGATCTGCGACGCTCCCGCCTACAACGGCCGCGCCCCGGCGCCCTGAAAGGAGACGACCATGGCCGACTCCACGTTCAGGACTCACGACGTCGTGCCCGGGGTGGTGCGCTTCGGCGGCGCCTTCCGCCCCAACGGCGGCAGCCCGCTCAGCGACAGCGCGGCGCGTAACACCCTCTTTGGCATCGCCACCATCACCCGCACAGGCACCGGCCTCTTTACCGTGGTGCTCCCCTTCGGGGGCGGTTCGATCCGGCGCATCTTCGTCGGCTACCGCCTCTCGGCACTGCCGGCGGCCGTGGCCTCCATCATGGTGCTCGGGGCGCCTTCGGTGTCCGCGGACGCCATCTCCTTCCAAGTCCAGTACGCCCAGAACAACGTCGCCGCGGACATCGCGGACAACGCGGCCAACTGGATCGACTGGGAAGTCGTCCTCGACAACGGGACGGTGCCCTGATGAAAGGGCCATCCGTCGCCGTCGTTCTCTCCGGCAAGGGCAAGCCTTCGCGCGAGCCCTCTGGCGAGGTCGATCTGATGGAGGACGAGGAGAGCGAGGGCTCCGACCCCATCGACTTGTTCATCGAGTCGATGGGCGGCACGCCATCGCCGGAGGCCCGCAAGGCGTTCAAGCTCGCGGTCAAGTCGTGTAGCGAAGGCTACGAGGAGGAGTGATCCGTGGCGGTTGTCGTGTCGCAAGCCAGTCTCCGGGCACGGGTGCGGACAGCGATCCGGCAGCCGAACGCCAACGGGTTCATCTCCGATGCGGAGGTCAACACCCTCGTGCAAGAGGGCGCGTATGAGCTGTACGACCTCCTCGTTGCCGCACGCGGCGCGGACTACTACTCGACGCGCTGGGGGAGCAACACGGCCCCCGGCGGTCGAGAGATCGCGCTGCCTGCGGACTTCTACAAACTCTGCTCGATCATCATCACGGACACGCCAGGCCCCTCGTCCGGGCTCAACCCTCCCGCGTCGCAAAACTGGGTCGAGATGCAGCGGATGAAGTCCGCGGAGTACGCGATCCAGGAGAGCCTCACGGGCAGCAATTACCTCCTGGTCAAGTACCAGCTCGCGGGCACGCAGAACCAGGGCACCGGGGTCATCACGGAAACGATCCGGCTGTTCCCGGTGCCGCAGGCTGCGTGGAACGTCCAGGTCGTCTACCTGCCTCGCCTCGACCTCTCCAACGATCCGGTAAGCGGTGAGCCGATCTACAACGGCGTCGACGGCTGGGAGTCGTACATCGTGGCGCACGCCTGCTCGACCATCGCGGCGATGCAGGAGGACGACCCGGGGTTCTGGATGGCGAAAAAGGCCGAGATCAAGGACCGAATCCAGGCCCTTGCGCCCTCGCGCGACCAGTCGCAGCCGGAGCAGGTCAGCGACCGATGGGCCGACCGCTACCTCCTCGATTACCCCCGGAGGCTCCTGCCTTGGCCGTGACGCTCCCCACCCTCGACGGGGCCAAGGACCTGCCCGCTCTGGTGCGCCTCCTCCGCGGCTGGGGCGATGCCCTTGCGCGCGCCCTGCGCCTCCCGGCGCTGTCCGAGCGAGGCGTGCTGCTCCAGGGCGTGGCCCTGTCCGCGGGGTCCACCACCGTCGACCACGGCCTGGGCCGCGCGCCCTCCGGGTGGCTCGTGGTGCGCTCCCGAGGCGCCGCCGGTGCGGCCATCGCAGAGGTGTCCTCGGACGCGCGTAGCCTCGTCCTGACCGCCACGGCGGCCGTGTCTGTCGACCTGTGGGTGTGGCCATGACCCTTGCGCGCGACGTGATCGACCTGCCTCTGAACGGGGGCATCGACCAGGGCCGGTCGAAGTACCTGCCGGTGCCGTTCCACAAGGTCACGAACTTCTACTTCAACAAGTTCGGCGCCCTCGAAAAGCGCGCCGGGCTCCAGTCGATGACCGACGCGACGACGGTGCCCACCTTCGGTACGCCCATCGACGCGGTGGGCGTCGCGGGGCCCGAGCTGGTCGCCCTCGGCACGCGCGCAGAAGACAGCGCGGCCTCTCCCGGCGAGGCAGGGCCGTACCTGTGGAGCTACAGCTCCAGCGCCTCCGCGTGGGCGCCAAAGACCAGCGTGCCAGGGCTCTCCGTGGAGCGCCTCCCCTGCGTTCGCGGGGAGACCGACCTGGACGACGGCGTGCAGGTGGCCCGCATCGGCTCCGTCGAGATGGCCATCTGGCGCGTCGGCACCGTCTGCTACGGGCGGATCGTCGACCGCGCCACCGGCGCCGTCCTGCTCGACAACGTGCAGCTCGTGAACAACGGCCTCTCGGGGCCCGCGGGCAAGTACATCCTCTTCCCCTGCGGGGGCGTGTTCACGGTCGTCTACCTGTCGTCGGTGACGGCGCTCCAGCTCCGCCGGAGCACGATCCACCCGACCACGCTGGCGGTCAACAGCGCGAACGTGGGCGCAGCCTACGGCGGCGCCGTGTCGCAGTGGGACGCGATCCCCACGGTCACAGGCAAGTGGGCCGTGGCCGTGCTGTCCGGCGGCTTCGCCGGGGACGTGGTGACACGACGGATCAACAACGCCACCGCGGGCGTTGACGCCTTCGTCGCAGAGCTAGGCCGCGCCGGGGGCACCGTCTCCCTCGGCTTCCGGCCTGGCTACGGCTACCTACTCCTCGCGTGGGACGACCGCACCGACGTGCGGGCAAAGCACTACGTCGAGTCGACGCTAGTGACCGCGCTCGCGGACTGGCTGGTGGAGCCCGTCGCGTCGTTCGTGAACATCTACGGCCTGGCCGCGCAGATCGACGACCAGAACCGCTCATTCGTGCTGATCCCCTCGCTGGGCGCAGGCAGCAACCCGGGCTTCAGCTTCCGCGCCTTCGACACCCTCGGCGCCGCGCTGATGACCACGCGGCGCGTGTGGTGGGTGCAGCCGCAGTGCAAGCCGTTCCGCCTCGACGGCGGCCTCTTCGTGCTTGTCGCCGCGTCGTACCTCACGCCATTCTCGCCGGGGCGCTCCTTCGGCTACGCGGTCCTGAACCTCACGCGGCACTTCGACGACGTGGGCACGGACTATCCGGTGGCCCTCGAGGGACTGGTGGCGCCGCTCGACGGCTACGGCCTCGACCAGGCCACCGCAGGCATCCACCACGCATGGATCGAGCCCGTGGACGGCGTGGCGCCGGTGGGTGTACTCGTCTTCGGTGCGGGCACGGCGGTCACCTCGACGGACCCGCGCGCGTGGGCGGACACGGTGGAGTTCCACGCGAGCAAGCGGCGCGACGGGGTCTGGACCTTTGGCTACGCGGGCGGGCTGCTCCACAGCACCGGCGCCCTCGTCACGCAGTACGACGGACAGGCTGCCGTCGAGGCCGCGTTCCTCGAGCCGCCGCAGCTTGTGGGGTCGATCACCCCGACCTATGGAGGCTCCGGCCTCCTCGCCGCCGCGTCGCCCAACCTCTACACGTATTACCTCGCGTGGGAGTGGATCGACGCGAAGGGCTCCGCCCACCGGAGCCGGCTCAGCGAGCCGTTTAGCTACGACCTTGTACCCGGCGGTGGTCCGCGCGCGACGCTCCAGTTCAACGTCAAGTGCTCCTCGATCATGCGCCGCGCGCTCGCCTCCGACGGCGACGCGAACCGCGTGCGGCTGGTGGTTTACCGCTCCCTCGCCAACGGCCTCGTCTACTACCGCAACGCCTGGTCGTCCTCGAACGTCAACGACCCGGGCGCGGCCACGATTTCCTACACCGACACGGCGGACGATGCGGCCCTGCTCGCGTCGCTGCGGGGCAAGATTTACACAGACGGCGGCATCCTGGAGTGGCAGACGCCCCCGGCGGCGAGGCACGTCCAGGTGTCCGGCGGGCGCACCTGGATCACCTCCGCGGAGGCGCCGGAGGTGTGGCCCAGCAACGAGCAGCTCCAGGGCGAGGCGCCCTCTTTCTCCTCGCTCACGAGGATCACCCTCGACGACGCGAGCAGCAAGGTGGTAGGGACCGGCTGGCTCGATGGACTGCTGGTGATCTTCACGGAGAGCCAGATCTACGTCCTCGACGCGAGCGCGGGACCGGGCGCCACCGGCGTCCCGCCGTGGCCCCGTCCGCAGGCAATCCAGACCTCCGGCGGCTGCGTGTCCGGGCGGTCGATTGTGTCGTTCAAGGACGGCGTTTTCTTCCGCGCCGTCGACACCTTCAAGATCCTGACCCGCGGACGCGAACTGCTCAACGTGGGCGAGGCAGTTCGCGTCCTCACCGACGCCTACCCGACCGTGCTCGACGCGGTGCTCGACGCCGCCCGCGAGCGCGTGCTCTTCCTCGTGGCCGGCGCCGCGGAGACGCGGGTGCTCTGCTACGACTACGGCCACACCGGCCCCGATGGCTCCGGGTCGTGGACTGACTGGGCCTTCGCCGAGGAGACCGACCTGACGCGCCTCGCCGTGTGGTCCGGGGGCGTCGTCGCCTCCTACGCCGCGCAGCCCGGTGTGCTCCGCGAGGCCACCGGCGCCAACCCCGGCTGGGACAACCTTGGCGGCTCGCCCGAGTGGGTGACGGGCACCGTCGAAACGCCGTGGATCTACCTCGCCGCGCTGGGGGGCTACCAGCGCGCGTGGAGGCTGGTGCTCGAGCTCGAGCGCCTCGGCGGTCACGGCCTCCAGGTCAATGTCTTCGTCGACGGCGAGGAGACGACGCCGGTGCAGACCGAGACGTGGTCCAGCGCCGATATCAGCGCGCTCCAGGGCCTACCGCGCGAGCGAATCGTGATGGGGCTCAAGGTGCAGAAGTGCTCCTCGCTCAAGGTTCGGATCAGCGACGTGGCCCCGGCGGTGGCGACGGTGGAATCCCCCACAGGCTTCCGCTATCACCGGTTGGGGGTCGAGATCGGGCGGAAGCGCGGCGTCGAGAAGGCCGAGAAAGCGAACACGAGGTAACCGAATGGTCTGGTCCACGCTAAAAAAAGGCTTCGACACCGCGGCCAACGTCGGCACGCTGGGGCTCTACGGGACGACGATGGACACCGCCACGATGGCCGGGCCCAAGGCGACGACGGTAGCGCCCAACGCGGCGTCTTACGAGTTCGGCGGAAGCCCGCTGATGCGCGACCGCTACCGGCAGGAGCTCTCCGGGCGCGACGCGCAGGCGCTCGCCATGGCCGGTGGCGAGGCAGGGGCGGCCCAGCAGGCGCGCGGCCTCCAGGGCGACCTCTACGGCCAGTATGGCGCAATGGCTCGCGGCGAGGGGCCATCCGCCGCAGCAATGCAGATGCGCGCGGGGCTCGACCAGGCGCAGCAGCAAGCGGGACAGCAGGCCGCCAGCGTGCGCGGAGGCGCCGGCAACCAGCTCGTGGCGCAGCGGATGGCCCAGCAGACCGGCGCCGCCCTCGCCAGCCAGGCAGCGCAGGCGACAAGCGAGTTGCGGCAGCGCGAGCAGCTCGCCGCCATGGAGGCGCAGGCGGGGCTCGCCGGGGCGATGCGTCAGGGCGACCTCGCCAGCCGCGGCCTCAGCGAGCAGCGCGCCGCCGGTGCCCTCGGGGCACGGATGGGCCTGGAGGGCCAGCAGATGCAAGGCCAGATGGCCATGGACGAGGGCAGGCGCGCCGACTTCATGGCCGCGCAGGGGCTCAACCTCAAGGCCGACGCAGAGCGCAGGCAGCGCCGGCAGGACTTCTACGCCAAGGCGGCCGAGGGCGGCGCCAAGGCCGGGGGGCTCACGGTCTGATGGCCCCCCGGACCTGGACCGCCTACGAGCCCGTCGCCGATGGCCGCGGCTACAAGCTGTACGACCAGACCGGCGGTGCGCAGACCTTCGCCGCGACCCCTGCGGTGGACGCACTGATCAAGGCGCTCCCTCCTCGCCAGAGCCTCACCGGCGCCACAGCGCAGGCAGGAGGCGCGGGCGGTGGTGGTGGCGCGGGCGGCGCCGGGCAGGACGACACGCAACCCCCGGCGCCTCCTCCGCAGGCCGCGGATGTCGGCTACAGCGCGCCCGATCCTGCCGTATCGACGCCACCACCTCCGGCGCCCGCAGCGGCGCCGCAGCCGTCGATCCCGAGGGCGCCGCCGCTCGTTTCGCGCGAGCCTCAGCAGGCCAACGTTTCGCTCGACCCCAACACCATCCCTCCGGTGGCCATGACGCCGGAAGAGGCGGACCTCGACGCCTACGAGCGCGCTCGGCTGCGACAGCTCCAGAACCAGCGCGCCGCCCCGGCGGTGCGGATCCCCGAGCGGTGGGCGGCCGAGGGGCGCGTCACGGAGCGCCGGGACGTGGACCCGGCGGCGCTTGCGGAGTACGAGGCCGCGCAGCGCGCAGCGGCCGAGAGCGAGGGCACGCTGCTGGAGCAGCGCGCCATCGCCGAGGAGAAGGCGCGCGGCCTGGAGGCCGGGAAGGCAGGCAAGGAGTCCGAGTTCCTTGCACGCCAGGACGCGGCGACAAGGAAGTTTCAAGAAGACACGCTCCGGATCGAGGCCGAGCTGGAGGCCGAGCGCAAGGCGCTCAAGAACCCGAAGGACTTCTGGGCGAGCAAGAGCGAGAACGACCGCGCGACGCTGGGCGTGCTGGCGGCGCTCGGCGTCCTCGGCGGCGCGCTGGGCAACAACCCCAACGCCGGCGCCGAGATCATCCAGGGCGCCATCGATCGGCACCTTGCGGCGAAGCAAAAGAACATCGACGCGCTCATCGCCAAGCGGGGCCGTGGCAAGGAGGATTTCGACCTCGGCCAAGCGGCGCTCCAGGCAGAACGCGCCGCCGCGATCCGGCAGATCGACGATCAAATCAAAGCGGCCATCGCCGAGGGGCAAAACCCGATCCTGCGCGAGCTGATGGTGGAGGACGTTCCGATCACCCCGGAGGCGGTCGAGGCGTCGCTGCTCAAGGGGGCACAGAGCGACGTGGCCAAGGACGCGGCGCAGAAGCGCGTGCTGTTCGACTTCGGACCCAACGGCGAGCTGGTGCCAAAGGAAAGCGTGCGCTACCTCGCCGCAGAGCACGCGAAAAACATGGCGAGGCTCCAGGCTGCGCGCGAGCGGCTCGGACTGGCCAAGGAGCTTGCCTCCTCGCAGCGCCTCAGCGAGCGCTTCCAGGAGGCGCGCGTGGTGGGCGGCGGTGGCGGCGCGGCCAAGGAGATCGAGCGCATCCTCAAGGAGCGCGCGGGACGGGCCAAAGAGCGGCAGGAGATGGGCTTCAAGGGTGCCGGCATCGTGGCGCCCATCGTAGGCCAGCAGGCCAAGGCCGCCGCCGAGCAAGCGGAGAAGGAAGGCGGCCGCACGTTCGTCCTACCCACCGGGTCCGGTGGGCGACAAGAGTACGTGGCGCGCCCCGGAACGTCCGAGAAGGAGATGCAGACGCTTCGCAGTGTCCAGGCGGACATTGTGGCCATGGAGGACGCGCTTCGCGTCATCGAGGCCGAGGTGGGCCCTTCCGGCAAGTTCATCAACAACGCCCGCGTCGAGATGGCCGCCAAGACCTTCGCCGGTGTGGCAGGTAGCGCCGTGCTCAACTCGGGTATCGTGAACCCGGGCGAACTGAAGACCGTGACCGACACGGCCAACACGATTGGCGTGGTCGGCCCCAACGGCGCCAAGGCGCTGCGGGACACGATCAACACCGCCAGGGCACGCGCCTCCGCGCTCGCCAGCCAGACCGGAGCCAAGCCCAAGGGAGCGCGCTGATGGCCGAGCCGGCGCCTCCTCCCGAGCAGCCACCGATTGCCGAGCCGGTGATCGTCCGCGACGCGGATGGCAACGACTTCCAGGTCGACGCGAGCGAGCTGGACGCTTACGTCCGCTCGGGCCAGTACGCGGTCAGCCCTCAGCAGCTCAACCCGGAGGGGGTGCCCGTCCGCGACGTGGACGGCACGCAGCGCTACGTCCCACCCGAGGAAGCGCAGGCGAAGATCAGTAGCTTTGCGGCGGACGCGGGGCAGTCGGCGGTGGTGGCCCAGCAAGAAGAGGAGCGCCGCTACGGGGGTGTTCTCCAGGGCGCACGCGCCGCTACCGCCGGTGCCCTTCGCGGCGTCACCCTCGGCGCCTCGGACCAGCTCCTCACGGCCCTTGACCCGGAGATGGCGCCGTACCTCGCGGGGCTGGAGCGGGCGCGGCCTACCGCCTCCCTGCTCGGCGAGGTCGCGGGAATCGGCGGTGCCCTCCTCGCCACCGGTGGCTCCGGTGCGGGTGGTGTAGCCGCCCGGCTCGCGGGGGGCGGCGTGCGGGCGGTGGCCGGCGCCGGTGAGCTGGCCGCAGCGGGAGCGGGTCGTCTGGCCGCAACCGCGGGGCTGGCCGAGGGTGGACTGGCAGCGCGCGCCCTCGGTGCCGCGGCGCGTGGCGCCGTCGAGATGGGCGCATTTGAGGCAGGCCGCGAGGTGAGCCAGGCCGCCCTCCAGCAGCGCGAGCTGGAGGCGAGCAAGGTGGCCAGTGCCCTCGGCCACGGTGCGCTGATCGGTGGCGTCCTCGGCGGGGCGATCCCGCTGGCCGGGGCTGCGCTCTCGGGAGCAACGGGCGGCGTGGGGCGCCTGGTCGGGCGCGTGGCACCGGAGGGGCAGCGGCCTTTCGCCGAGAAGGCGCTTGCCTACGCCCAGGAGAAGACGCTCAAGGGCACGGGCGGCACGTCCAAGGAGATCGGCAAGATCCTCGACGCCACACCGGGGCTCCGCCAGGCCGCCGATGACATCTTGATCAAGGACGCCCCGAGGGCGATCGGGAAAGCCGAGGGTGCGATCCTCTCGCGCGCCGAGATGCAAGCCGGGATCGAGGCGGTTCAGCAGAAGGTGGGCGCGCAGATGGGCGCGGCGCTACGGAAGCTCGACGCCAACGCGCGCGGCATCGGTGCTGACATCTCCGGCATCGTAGCCAAGGCGCGCGAGCAGGTGCTCACGCCGCTGGAGTCCAACGTGTTCGCGGGCGCCGAGGCAAAAGCGGTGGCCGAGCAGATCATCCAGCTCGAAAAACTCCAGGGCTACCGCGTCGGCTTCGAGAGCTTGCACGAGCTGTCCTCGCAGCTCGGCAAGGTGATCCGCAAGAATCCCACGGCTGCGGCGACGGAAGACCTCAAGGCGTTCCGGTCGCTGATCGAAGACGAGATCATCACCGGCGCCAACCGCGTGAGCGAGAGCGTCGGCGGCAACCTGGCGGGCCAGTACGCCAACGCGAAAACACGCTACGCTGCGGCCAAGCTCCTCGAGGACGCCGTGTCCACTGGCGTCAAGGCGGAGGCCAAAAACCTCACGTTTTCGCTGTCCAGCATGATCGCCGGAGGGAGCGGCAGCTCCCTCGGCGCGACGGTCGGCGGGGCCATCGCGGGGCCCGTGGGCGCCGCCATCGGCGGAGCCGTCGGTGGCGTCGGTGGTGCGGTGCTCGCCAACCTCAACAAGCGCTTCGGCGATCAGGTGGTGAGCCAGGCGCTGCGGTCCTACGCGCAGGGCACGCCGCAGATCGCCGCCATCTCTGGCCTTGTGGACCGCGCCGTGTCCACGTCGGTCGGCGGCTACCTCAAGGCGGCTGCTGGTGGCGTCAGCAGGGCAGCCCGGGGCGAGGCTACGGGCACCACGATGCGCGCCGCACTGGCCTCGCCTGCGGTGCAAAATCGCGCGCGCGCAAACGAGCTAGGCAAGGCCCTGTTCGGCGCACCCGAGCCGGAGGCGAAGCGCACCACTACAGCCTCGACGACGGTGCGCCTTGCGGGACGTGCGGCGCCTCAGCGGGGCGAGGTGACGGACGCACAGGTCAAGCGAGCGGTGACCGCGATCCAGGGCAGCCAGGCCCAGCGGCGGGCAGCCATCGAGCGCGTGATGGAGATGGCGCCGGAGATGGCACCGGAGCTACGCGGGCAGCTTGCCGCCAGCGAGCGCGCCCACGCCTACCTGCTCAGCAAGATCCCGGCGACCTCGAACACCAGCGCGACGCTCACGCCACAGGCAGAAGTGCCGCGGATGACGCAGGCGCAGCGGGACGAGCTGCTGACCGCCGTGCGCGTGGTGACGGACCCACTGAGCGTGCTCGACTCGCTCCAGGCAGGCACGATCAGCCGGGCGGAGGTCGATGCGCTCAAGGCCACGGCGCCGGAGCTGTACGCCTCGATCCAGAGCGACGTGCAAGCGCAGCTCGACGCGCGCACGGAGCCGCTCCCCTACCGCAAAGCGCTGGAGCTGAGCACGCTCCTCGGCGTGGTCGGGCACCCGTCGCTGGACCCGGCGGTGATGCGCGGGATCCAGGCGTCATTCGGTCCGCAGGTCGTGGCCAGTCAGCAGGCACAGCAGCCGGCGCAGAACGCTCCGGTGCGGAAGATCACGCGCGCGGGTGACTGGTCCGTGCGGCGCGAGGAGGTATGAAGATGGGCACGATTTCCCTGATTGTGGGCACCTACGTCAGCGGCACCAACGCGATCAAAAGCGACGGCTCGACGGGGGCGCAGAGCAACACGCTCGACCTCCGGTTCCCTGCCATCGGGCTGCATTGCAGCGCAGCCGGGACGGTGGCGCTGCTCGACGGTGACGGCAACAGCGCAACCTTTACGGTGACCGCCGGGAGTTTCTACCCGTACCGGATCCGGCGCGTGCTCGACACGGGCACGAGCCTCACCGACGGGGAGATGGTCCTGCTCTACGGCCCCGGAGGGAAATGACATGCCGTTCTTCGGCCAAGGCTTCGGACTGCCGCTGAACGGCGGTCGCCCTGGCGGTGGAGGAGGCTTCCCTGGCAACGCCTTCCTCCTGCTCCGAGGCGAGGCGGCCAACCTCAACGAGCTGAGCACCGGCGCCGGTGCCACGCCCACCACCACGGGCGATCCGGTGGGGCTGTGGTCCGACACGTCCGGCAACGGCTTCGACTTCGCCCAGGCCACCGCGGGGCTCCGTGGCGCATACCTGGAGGCACAAGCGCCCGCTGACCCGGAGGCCGTGACCTTCGACAGCGC